GCCGACGCGCACCAGCTGGACGGCTACGAGCAGGCGGCCACGATCCGGGCCAGGCTGGCGGCGGCACTGATGGGCTTCATCATCCCAGCCGACGGCGACCTGCAGGGTGATGCCGTGATGGATGACCAGAGGGTCATGGACTTTGAGGCCGGCATCTACCGGCGGCTGAACCCAGGTGACCAGGTGCAGCTGCCCCAGGTCAACGCCCCGGACAATCAGCTTGAGATGTTCGCCAGACAGAAAACCCGCCGGTTCGCCGCTGGCACTGGCGTGAGCTACGCGAGCCTGAGCCGCGACGCGAGCCAGGCGAATTACAGCAGTCAGCGACAGGAGTACCTACAGGATCAGGACTCGTGGAGTGTGCTGCAGAGCATGCTGATCCAGCGGTTGCACCAGCGGGTGTTCGAAGAGTGGCTGCCCCTGGCGGTGCTCGCCGGTGCTGTGCGGATCAACGACTACGAGATCCGACGCGACCGCTACCTGTCGGCGGCGCAGTGGCAGCCCCGCGGCTGGGCCTGGGTGGACCCCAAGAAAGAGGCCGAGGCAAACGTGATCTCCGAGCAGGCGGGCTACACCAGCAAGACTCAGATCGTCACGAAGCTGGGCACGACCTATGAGCAGATCCTGAAGGACAAGGCGAACGAGCGCCAGCTGGAGCAGCAGTACGGGGTGCAGATCGCGGCGCCCCAGATTCAGCCGGACCAGCCCGACGCCAATGCCTGACCTAACACCGACCGAGGCGATGCGCGAGGAGGCGCAGCGTTACCGCAACTGGAAGGCCGAGGGGCGCCGCGGTGGGACATCCGTGGCCGCCAGGCGTGCGGGGCAGATCCTGAGCGGTGATCCGCTATCTGAGGAAACGGTGATCGCGATGGCGGCATGGTTCGCCCGGCACGAGGTCGACAAGCAGGGCGAAGGATTTAGCCCCGGCGAGGATGGCTACCCCAGCCCGGGCCGTGTTGCGTGGGCGGCGTGGGGCGGCGACCCAGGGCAGCGATGGGCGAGTGAGAGGGCCGATAGCATCAAGGCAGATCGCGGCATTGCCAGGATGGAAGATCAGGGGGCCCGCCCGTACCCGAACGAGCACGCGGCGCGGCTGGTGGATCCTGAGGGGTTCGACCGCTTCCGGCGGGTGAACGATGCCGGCGGCGAGGGTGTGGACTTCATCTACGGCATCAAAGGCGACGACCCGGTGGTGCTGCAGGCGATCCGATTCGATGCTGAACGCTTCACCCCGGCGGAGGCGCGGAAGTGGCTTGAGGACCACGATCACCAGGCGATCCTGTTCGAGGAGGCGACGGGTGAGCGGGAGCTGACCCCGGACATGACCGTGGCGCAGGGGATGCTCTACGAGGCGCTGGAGGAGATCGCGGACGAGGTCGGGCAGTTCAGCCAGGCCGATGCCCACTACATGCCCGAGAGCCCGTTCGCGGATCAGGGGATGGTGTGCAGCAACTGCGCGTTCTACCAGGGCCCGGCCGCCTGCGAGGTGGTGGAAGGCGAGATCGCCCCGGGCGCCCTGTGCAAGCATTGGATCATCCCGGCGAGCAAGCTGAGCGTTGAGCCCGCGCCCACCGGCCGCCAGCTGCTGTCAGATGAGCTGCAGCGGTGCTTCGGGTCTGGGGTCATGCGCCGGGAACTTGACGTGGCGATGGCACCGGAGCCGACCGAGGACGGCATCCGGTTTACGTTCAGCAGTGAGTCGCCGGTGGCCCGGTGGTACGGGGAGGAGGTGCTGAGCCACGCTCCTGGCGCTGCGGACCTGAGCCGGCTGAACAATCGAGCGGTCCATCTTTGGAACCACGACCGCGACGTGGTGCTGGGTGTCGTGACCGGTGCTGAGATCGGCGCCGATCGCCGTGGCGTGGTGACGACCCGCTGGAGCCCGAACACGAACGAGCGCGGGAGCGAGGAATGGAAGCGCCGGCGGGACGTGGAGAGCGGGATCACGAGCAAGGTGAGTTTCGCCTACGAGATCCGCGAGGCGATGGACATGGGCGACGGCAAGATCCTGGTGACGAGGTGGGCTCCGCTGGAGGTCTCCACCGTGTCGATCCCCGCCGACGACTCGGTGGGGCATGAGCGGCAGCAGTGGGAGCACCCGGCTGAGATTGAAAAGGCTGAGCGTGAGGAGCTTGACTACTTGCAGGACATAGGAGCAGCGTTGACATCAAGCGAGCGGCAGCAGCGGGAGCACCCGGCTGTCGCCACGCCGCCGCCTGCGGTGGAACCTGAACAATCGCAACCCTCTAGCATGGAAGAGCATGTATCGGCCCCGCCCGAAACGATGACCGTCGAAACCCAACAAGACGCCCGTTCGGCCGCCGAGGTCGAGCGCGAGCGCATCAAGAGCATCAACGCCATCTGCCGCCAGCACGGCATGCCTGAGGGCATGGCCGAGGACCTGGTCGACGCTGGCGCATCGGTTGACCAGGCCCGTGAGCAGGTGCTGGGCAAGATCGGCGCCCGCAGCCGAGAGCTGCAGCCCGGCGGCCTGCATGTTGAAGCCGACGCCCTGATCGGCATGGATCAGCGCGACCTCAGCCGCTACTCGATGATGAAGTTGCTGCGGCACCTGGCCGACCCCACCAATCAGGCCCTCCGCGACGCCGCCGGCTTTGAGCTGGACTGCCATCGCGCCGCCGAGCTGAAAGCTGACCGTGCCGCCAACGGCGCATGGATCCCGTTTGACTGGGTGGTCGCCAAGCGCGACCAGACCGTCGGCAATTTCGGCAAGGGCGGCGCCCTGGTCGGCACCGAACTGCTGGCCGGATCGTTCATCGACCTGCTGATCAACCAGTCGGCACTGCTCCAGTCCGGCATCACCACCCTGTCGGGCCTGACCGGGAATGTGGACATTCCACGGAAGACTGCCGCAAGTCAGCACTACTGGGTCGGTGAAGATGTCGACGTGACCCCGAGCGATGTCACGTTCGGCCTGATCTCCAGCACTCCGAAGACCGTCGGCGTCCGAGTGCCGGTGTCCCGCCGGTCCCTGATCCAAACCACCCCTGATATCGACACTCTGGTGCGTCAGGACATGGCCGAGCGGATGGCGCTGGGTGTGGACTCCAGCGGCCTGTACGGCACCGGCTCAAATGCACAGCCGCTGGGACTGCGCAACGTGACCGGCATCGGTTCGGTGACCCTGGGCGGCGGCGCCTCGCAGGTGTACCCGTCGAACCTGGGCAGCGGCACCCACGACTCCGGCGACTGGGCCGACTACATTGACCTGCGGGCAGCCTGCACCGCGGCGAACGTGAATGTGGGCAGCGCCCGCTACATCATGAACGCCATCACCGAGGCCGGCGGCATGAAGACCCTGCGGGCTTCGGCTGCTGGGTCGGACTACATCGTCTCGGACGCTGGCACCATTGGCCGCCACCCGGTGCTGGTGTCGAACCAGGTGCAGACCAACGACGTGTTCTACGGGGTGTTCTCCGATCTGATCCTGGCCACCTGGAGCGGCCTGGACATCGTTGTGGACCCCTACACCCAGTCGGCCAAGGGTCAGGTGATCTACACCGTGATGCAGGATCTGGACTGGGTGTGCCGCCGTGCCGCCAGCTTCGCCTTGGGGACCTGATGAGCTGGATCATCCTCCAATCCGCCTGTTGCATTGCAGGCGAGCCGCGCCAGGCGGGGCCTGATCCGATTCAGGTCTCCTCCGCTGACGCCAAGCTGCTGATCTCTCAGCGGCTGGCTGTGCCGGCGGAGGCGCCCCAGCCGGCGCCATCCTGCCCTCCGACCAAACCCCGTTCAACCAAGCCCGCTGAACAATGACCATCCAGAACCTCGGCGGCAAAACGACCGCCTTCCAGCTCCACGCCTGCGCCGTTGTGGCCCTGGCAAGCACCACCGGCGCCGGCCAGGTTGGCGGCTCTGCCGCCACCGTGGACCTGCTGCCCTACGAGGGTGATGTGGTGTTCTCCCTGGACCACGCAGCCGCTGGCTCCGGCGTCACACTGACCGCTAAGATCCAGCACAGCGACACCACCACCGCCGGCGACTTCGTCGATGTGACCGGTGGCGCGTTCACTGCAGCTGCGGCAAACACCGCCGGATTCTCCACCATCACGCTCAACAGCGACATCCTACGCCGTTACGTGCGGGTGCTGTTCACCACCTCCGGGGGCACCAGCTCCGGTGCTGTGAGCGTCGTCGGCCGCGGATCTGCCAAGTATCTGTGATTGACGCAGACCTGGATCTGCTGTTCAGTTTCGGCGCCAGCAGCGTGACTGCGGGCGCCGTTTCTGGTTTGGGGCTGCTGATGATGCCCGGCGAGATCATCGCCGATGGGATGGTGCTGACGACAGACTATGAGCTGACGGTGAAGACCAGCGAGTTCGGCAACCTGCAGTACGGGACCGGGATCGTGGTCGACGCCGTGCCCTACACCGTGCGGAGCGTGATGCCGATCGATGACGGCCGGCTGAGCATCGTGCGGATGCAGGCGACGGTGATCGAGAGCCCTGCGCCTGCGGGGTCGGCCGTGCTTGAGGGCGATGGGCCTGACACCGAGAGCGAGGTGGTGCTGGATGGTGGCACCCCGAGCACGGTCTACATCTACGACAACGTGATCAACGGAGGGGCGCCATGAGCGAGCGGATCACCCGGCTGCGGATGCGCGGCGGCACAGCAGCCGAGTGGACGGCGGCCAACCCCGTGCTGCTGTCCCGTGAGTTCGGCATCGAGACCGACACCAGACGCCTGAAGATGGGCGACGGCACAACCGCCTGGACCAGCCTGCCGTACTTCCTCGCCGGCGCCGACGTGCGGGGGCAGCTGAGCCGGCTGACCAGCTATCAGATCCCCTCAGCGGCTCAGGGTGTCTACCGGGCAATCGGCGCCACCGGCACGCTGGACGCAGCCACAGCAAACGGCCTGGTCCTGGGCACGACGGACCCGATGGGCTTGCGCAACAGCAACGGCAACACCGTGCTGCTGCGAGTGTCTGGATCGGTCGAAGCAACGGCCGGGAACAACAATATCCTGGCCCTGAAGCTGACCGTGAATGGCGTCGTGATCGATGCGACCGAGACTCGGGCGATCCACGGCAGCGGCGGCCAGGATGCGAAGCTGACGACGACGTGGATGGTGTCGCTGCCGGCGAATGGCGAGGTGTCGATGCAGCTGGCGAATCTGAGCGCATCGGCCGACATCATCGTGACCCGGGCCCGGCTGGTGGCGAGCCAGGTGCAGCTGTGAGAGTCGCTAGGATAGGGCTGATGCTCCCGGCGAATGATCCCTGCTGAGCTGCCGTTGGAGATTGCGCAGGCCGGCACGTTCAACATGGACGTGCAGCTGTTGCAGAATGCGAGATCAGTTGAACTGACCGCTGGCAGCGATCTGTTTGCGCTGCGCTGCCACGGGTTCAGCGCTGGCGATCTGGTTGGGTTTCAGTCAAGCGCTGGCACCTTCCCGTGCGGATTGGCGGGTGTGGCGGGATTTTATGTGATCGCCAGCGGGTTGACAACGAATGAGTTTCGGGTGAGCGCAACGTCTGGCGGCGCCAGTGTCGGCATCAGCCCATTAGCGCAAGATTTGACGGGAATTGAGTATAAGGTAGGTCGGACCGTTAACATTACGAGCGCAACATTTGACGCTGATATTAAGTCAACAATTAGCGGCGCATTGGTTGCATCGTTCACTGTTAGCACGGTGAACGCACTAGCGGGGATTGTGCGGATGACATTGCCATTTGCGACGACAACAGCAATGCCTGCGAGTGATCAGTATGCCTACGATCTGAACTATCGGATCAGCGGCGAGAGCTACTACCCCTTCGCTGGCCCATTGACCATTGTCGGCACACAGAGCAGACCATGAACGGATCCGTCTCCATCTCCCTGGCTGGTTCCGCCGGCGTATCGGTCTCATTCCCTGGCACTGCGGGTGCTCCAGGATCTGGGGCATCAATCCAGGCAACGGCGCCACTGACATGGAATAGCGGGACACAGACAATTGCGATCACGCCGGCGACGACGAGCGCGGCGGGATCAATGAGCGCGGCCGACAAGCTGTACCTGACCAATCTGCCAGGGCTGCTGCGGGATTCGCGGAAGATCTACGTCAGCCTGTCCGGGAACGACAGCAACAACGGGACCAGCCCGACGGAGCCGCTGCTGACGGTGCGTGCAGCGGCCCTGGCGGCCCAGCCGGGCGACGTGGTGATCATCGGCCCTGGGACGTTCATTGAGCCGATCCTGCCGATCCGGTGGCCCTATGACGTGACGGTGTTCGGCGCTGGGTTGCGGAGCACGATCATCCAGCCGGCAGCCGGGCAGGAGCTGAATGGCATCTTCCGGGTGGATTCTGGGTTCTGGTGCTGGGGCATCACGTTTGCCGGGCACCAGGCCGACGCCAACACCCAGGCATGGGCGGTTGAGTTTGACGAGCTGGCGAACAATGCCGCCCGCGGCGCCGTGGGCCTCGGCGCCTATGTGCTGAAAAGTCCCTACATCCAGAACTGCAGCAGCATCACGGCCGAGGATGACGCGGGCCTGGCGGGATCGCAGAGCACGGGCAACACCGGCGGTGGGATCCGGGTGAACGGCTTGAGCTGTGCGCTCAACAGCCCGATCCGTTCGATGGTGGTGGACAGCTACACCCAGGTGAACCTGGGGGGCCCCGGCTGCCTGGTGCTGAACGACGGCTATGCCCAGCTGGTGAGCTTCTTCGGGACCTTCTGCACCTACCACGTGCGCTGCGAGACCGGCGGTTTCGTCAATCTCTCCGGTGGCGGCACGAGCGATTTCGGCACCTATGGCCTGATGGCCGACGGCTACAGCCCGCGGCCGGTGTTCACCGGATCAGCGCGGGTAGCGGCCTATGGGGCCGTGCGGCTGGAGAAGGTCGTCACGATCGATCCGGCTACCGATCTGCTGTCCTGTGTGGCCCATGGCCTGTCGGCGGGGGATCAGGTCACGATCAGTGCCACCCAGGGCAGCCTGCCCGGCGGGTTGACATCAGGGACAACCTACTACGTGATTGCCAGCGGCCTGACCGCTGACGTGTTCAAGGTGAGCACGTCGGCTGGTGGATCAGCGGTGGACATCACCGGCACCGCCAGCGGCGCCTACAAGTTCCTCCGCCAGGGTGCCACTCAGCTGGACGTGGTGACATTCAGCGCCAGCCGACTGGGCCGCCAGATCAAGTACCCGACCACTGGGAGCCTGGGCAGCCCCGGCAACGCGGTGTCGATTTCTGCTGTGTCTGGCGCGAGCTTCACGGTGACGCTGGGCACCAGCACGGTGGGGCATGAGTATGTCGGCGGTGGCACGGTAACGGTCGGCGCCAGCAGCTACCCGGTGACAAGCGCGGTCTACAACAAGACGACGGGAGTGACGGTGCTGACGGCGACGGGCTACAGCCCGACGGTCGGCGCAAGCGTGACGCTGGCGGGACTGTCGTTTATCTGCGACTCGGCATCGAGGCCCTACCCAGGGCAGATGATGTTCCCGCAGTTGCTGTTCCCTCGTGATTCTGCGACGAAGGCGCCGCAGGCAAAGACGTTTGCTTACACCAGAACTGGGAATTACACCCTGACATTCACCGAGGCGGCATCCCCTTCTGGACCAGACCACGAATACGTCAGCGGCGGCACGGCGACGATTGGCGGCACCAATTACGGGGTTGCCGGTGCGGTCTACAACAAGACGACCGGCCTGGTGACGCTGACGACGGTTACATTGTTGCCGGCTGGCAACGGGAACGTCACGGTTGAAAATCTGGCATTCATCTGCCCGACATCGGGTTATGTGGTGACCAGCAGTGTGCCGATTGATGCCAGCGGCGTTGAGGTGGCGAACAACTCCGCCAACAAGGCCGGCTATCGGGTGGCGTTCTTCTCCGGCGTGAATGGAGGATTGAAGGATGCGATCACCGCCGGGCAGATCCTGGACTTCAGGAACCGTTCAACGGTGAGCGCTCCGAGTCATACGTTTGAGCATGTTGGAAGCGGCACGAACTATGACGCGCTGCCATGGAATGGCGGGATTTCAATTCCTGGCAATGCCATTGTTGAGACCAATAATGGCAGGGTTTACAGCAGCAACACCGACGAGAGGGGTAACTTCAAGGTCGGTAATCAGTTCGCTGTTGACGGGACGACAGGTGAGGTCACAATCTCAACCAGCAGCTTTAACCTGAGCGGGTTGAATGCCGTCGGTCCATTCAGCCGGAATGGCGGGATCTCGACGGTCGGCGTGCAGCTGCAGGAGATCAGCAACAACACGTCCCTGATTGCTTCGACGGGTGTTGCCGATGCGAACACGTCACCGACGCAGTTTGCGGTCAAGACGTACGTTGACAATCGTTTCCTGACAGATGTCACTGTAACAGCTGGATTGCCTCTGACGGTAACCGACACCAGCACTCAAGACGCACAGGGATTCTGGACACGAACACGAAACCTGTCACTGTCAGTGAATGCGGCGAACGGACTGGCGCGACTTGACGGCAGCGGTCTGATCCCATCGTCATTACTGCCGTCATACGTTGACGATGTGCTGGAGTATGCGAATCAGGCGGCATTCCCGGCAACTGGAGAGACAGGGAAGATCTACGTTGCGCTGGACACAAACAAGACGTATCGATGGAGTGGATCGGCATACATTGAAATCAGTCCGAGCCCTGGCAGCACGGATGGGGTAGCAGAGGGCAGTGTCAATCTGTATTTCACGCAAGCGAGGGCACGCCAATCAATCAGCGTGACCGGATCGCTGACGTATAACTCCTCGACCGGCGTCATTGGTTACACGGCGCCCGGTAGCGGTGCCGGTAGTGGCACGGTGACGAGCGTCGGCCTGGCTCTACCGGCTGGAGTGTTCACCGTCAGCAACAGCCCGGTGACGAGCAGCGGCACCCTGACCGGCACCCTGGACGTCCAGACCGCCGGCACGATCTTTGCCGGCCCCGCCACCGGCGCCGCGGCGGCACCGACGTTCAGGACGGGCGTGGCGAGCGATGTGGGTCTCGGCACTAGCGCGACACCACAGTTCGCTGGGTTGGGCCTCGGCACAGCGGCGGTGAGCGGCTGGGAGCTGACGATGAACGGCGGCACCTGCCAGGTGCGCAGCACGGTGACGGTATCAAGCGGGGTCTACACGCTGGATGTGCAGGCGGCGAATGAGTTCGTGACGGCAGCGGCGATCAATGGTGCAACGACGATCAACCTGTCGAACCTGAGCAACATCCCAAGCGGCTATGTGTGGCGCGGCGTACTGAGTTTCACATACACCAGCGGTACGGTGACATGGTTTAGCGGCAACACTGGTTACACGGTAAAATGGGATGGCAACTCAGCGATCAGCCTGACGGCCGGTGAGGTTGAGACGGTGGTGATAACTGTGGTGGGTGGTGGTAGCACGATTGAAGTAGCGTCACTGAGGGGGAGGACGTGATGATTGGCTGCAGGAGCGCACTATTGTCAGCATCGGGGGCGTCTTCAGGCGGTGACGTTTTAGTCAATGCCTCATTGCTTTATGCACTGAGAAACCTGGGGAGTTATAGCGGTTCAATCGTAGAGGTAAGAAGATCAAGCGACAATGCAACAAGTGATTTTACAGCATCACAGATTACAGACGGCACGCTGACGGCATGGGTTGGTGCTGGAAACAACGGATTCGTTAGGACGTGGTACAACCAAGTCAATAACACCGCTAACAATATGGTACAAACAACCACAAGTGCGCAGCCGCAGATTGTTTCATCAGGTAGCTTGACGACAAGAAACGGATTGCCAACACTGGTTTTTAATGGCAGCAGGAGCCTTGCTATCTCAACTTACAACCTATCAAATACACAGTCTATTTACACAGAGATTTATACAAGCGGTGGGATTACATCTACAACGTACAATGGAACGATATGGAGATCAACGGCGGCGACCGACGACGCCTTTTATTTGGGCCCTACGACAGGGGCTTTAACAGATGAGAGGATTTCATGGCTGACGATATTCGGTCCCAATGTTTATGGGCATGGCCAGGTATCCAGCGATTATGCAGCCGGCAGTCGGATCTTTTCTGCATTGCTTAATAATGCAAGTCCAAGCATTTATGCAAAATCAACCTCTGCCGATTCTATTCAGCAAACTCTTGCCATCGCGCAATTTGGGAATCGGCCTTTTACGACAACCGTCTACCCTAGAACGCTAACAACCCTAGGAAGTAGCTTCACAGGCGAAATCTCCGAGTTTCGCCTATATAACAGTGTCTTTCATGGCACCACAGACCGGCAAGGCATAGAAAACGCCATGGGCACCTATTATCAATTCCCCTAAGCATTGAAACCATGTCCCTCTACGTGCAAGCGACCGCTGACACCATCATCAAATATCCGTTCAGCCGATCGGATCTCTTGGCCACCTTCCCCAACGTCAGCTTCCCGCCCAACCCATCAGCAGAGGACCTAGCGCCATTGGGGGTCTATCCCGTCACGGTGCAACCCCAGCCCGATCATGATCCCCGCACCGAGCGACTGGAGCCAGATGAGCCGGTGCTAGCCGACGGCAGCTGGCAGCAATCCTGGAGCATCCGACCGGCAACGGCTGAGGAGATTGCGGACTACGATCAATCTCATGCGCCGGCACCAAAGTGGAAAGAGTTCGGCGTGGCACTGGCATTGCGGCCTGAGATTTCGCAGTTGTACGATCAACTGCCATCAGCAATCGCAAGCGGCCTGACGGTAGGCCTATCGCAGGCGGCTGGTGGTGACTGGTCCTTGTTCGTCCTGCTGTGGCGTGAGCTGATCAAGGATGACATGATCCCAGATGGCATCATGCAGGCGGTCCTGTCAGCGGCAGAGCAACACCATCTGCCGGCGGCGTTCATTGAGGCGATCAATCCATGACCACCCGCCGCGAGCAGATCTTGTCCACCTGGGCAGCAGCCCTCGCGGGGATGCCGCAGGTGTCTGGCCGGATCTGGCGCAGCCGCGTGGAGCCGTTGCAGCGCCACGAGTCGCCCGGCATCGCCCTGGAGTGGATCGATGACAACCCGGACGTGCGGACCAGCCTGCCGTTCCTGGATTGGACCCTCCAGGCCCGGGCCGTGGTGATCGTCCGCGACACTCAGCCGGACGTGATCGCGGATCCGATCGTGGCCGAGCTGCACCGGCGCACGATGGCCAGCACCGCCCTGCGCGACATGACGATCGACCTGATGCCAGGCCGCACGACCTGCGAGCTGCTGCAGGCCGATTCGCCGGCTGGCCTGATCACCGTCCCATTCGTGTTCAACTACCGTACGAGCGAAGCCGATCTGGAGGCCTGAGTAGCATGGAGGACGACACCCGCGGCATCGGCGGGATCTGGGAGATGGATCCGGCCACCGGCCTGAGGCATCGCCCCGCAGCCGAGCCAGCCCCTGCCGACCCCGAACCCGAGCATGGCCTACAAGACGAAGCTGCGGACGATCCTGGCCAAGACTGAGGGCGCCAACTATGGCGTCAACTCAAGCCCGGATGGCACCAATGCAGTTCTGGTCAACTCCGATCTGGCCCTGACGCCACTGGCCGGCGACGTGGTGTCTCGGGACATCATCCGGCCCTACATGGGCGCCTACGAGGGCCTGCTGAGCAACACCCAGGTGCAGCTGCAGTTGACGGTGGAGTACGCCGGCAGCGGCACCGCTGGCACCGCCCCGCGCTACTCGCCCCTGCTGCGGTCGTGTCGCCTGTCTGAGACCGTGATGGGCACGGCCCTGACCGGCACCTCTCAGGCCGGCGCCTCGGGCAGCATCACCCTGGCGGCCGGCGCGAGCGCCGTCAACGACGCCTACACCGGCATGGTGGTGAGCATCACCAGCGGCACCGGCAACGGTCATGTGGGCCTGATCACCCAGTACGTGGGCAGCACGAAGGTCGCCACCGTGGCGGCCTACACCTCGACCTTTGTGCCTGGCGTCGGCAGCGGCTACAGCATCGGCGCCAACGTGCGCTACCTGCCGATCAGCACGATCGACGGCGTCAGCGACACCAGCTGCACCATTCAGTATCGCCTCGGAGGACCCAGCGGGACCGAGATCGTTCACACCCTGACCGGCTGCCGTGGCACCGCCACGAAGAACCACACGCTGGGCCAGATCCCGACGATCACGTTCAACATCACGGGCCTCTACAACGCCCCGACCGACGCCAGCCCGGTCAGCCCGACCTACGCCAACCAGGCAACGCCGCAGGTGTTCCGCA